GGCATCTACCATGCCGCCTGCATGCAAGATGTTCGCGAAAATCCCGCCCGCACCCCCAAGCGCGCCGGAAAGCGCATTGGCGATCGGCCCCAGGATGAACCGACGCGCCGCCAGCTTGGCGAGATCGGCCAGCAGCGAGGTGACGAGATCGCGGAAATCCAGCTTGCCAGTTTTCACGAACGTGGCCACCGCATTCTCAGCAGATTCGAAGGCGCTGACGAGGCTCTGGCCAATATCGCCGCCGATATCGCGTGCCTTGTTTGCATAGTCGCTGAGCGCTGCGGTGACGGCCTGCCAGCCGGAAACTACGGCTTCGGTATTTGGTTCGGCGGCGGCCGCTGCAGCCCCGGCCGCTGCGCCCGCACCGGCAGCGGCGCGTCCAGCATCACCTAGGGCTGTCTCAAAGCGGTCAGCTGCGTTGGTCGCCTCGGTCAGCGCGTCCGCGCCACCTTCATCGCTGCCCCGCACCGCATCGCGCAACGCCTGCCAACTGGCGAGCGGCGCGCGTGCCCCCTCGGCCAGATCGCGCGCGGCACCGCGATAGGTATTTGCGGTGGCGAGCGCAGTATTGGCCGCCTGGGTGAGCCCCAGATCGGGGGCTGTGAGCGGGTTGTTCTCGAACGCCCGGTCAAACGCGGATTGTGCGGCGGTGGTTGCGGCGGTCGCGGCACCCTCGAAGCGGTTCTCGATCTGGCCCAACTCAAGATCGGGGATGATCGAGATGCGCCGCTCGGAGCCGAGCGCTTCCAGCCCCTGATTGATCCCGCCGATGAATGTGTTGATGCGCGAAACGACGCCATTCAGCATTGCCTCGACACCGTCGATCAGGCTGTTGGCCGCCTGAAACGCCAGATCGCCGATGGCGGCCGGGAGCATGCCCCAGATTGCCTTGATCGCCTCATATGCCCCCTCAAACGTGTTCGCGGCCGTGTTGCCAAAAGCCACGACGCTCTCGATGGCGTTCTGCATGCCCGCCGCGGCATCGGCCTTCAGGTCGAAGAACATCGCCGTGGCCGCAGCGCCCGCCGCTGCAGCGCCCATCTTGATGCGATCCCAGACCTCGACGGCGAGGTCTTTCAGGAGCGACATCGCTTCGCCAAACCCACCCGCGCCGGAAACAAGGCGGGTGAACTGGTAGACAAGCTCGCCCGCGCCAACGATCAACGCCCCGATGCCGGTGCGGATCAGCGCGCCGCGCAGCAGGACCAGCGCGGTGGCGAGACCGCGCACGGAGAGCGCCGCGGCGGCCATGTCGGCCACCCAGCGCCCTGCAAGAAAGGCCACAAACGTGGCGGCATAGGTGGTTAGACGGCCGATGTTGTCGAAAAGGCCTCGGATCGCGATGCCGAGAGGCCCGGTGCGGCTGGCCACGGCCGCCATGGCATTCGCGACCGCTTCCAGCGCGGGTGCCGCAGCGACCGCCAGCTGGTTCGACAGCCCGCGCCAGATCAGCCCCAGCCTTGAGATGGCGTCGTTCGTCCGCTCGATCTGGTCGGCATCCTGCTCCGATACGACGACGCCGAAGGCCAGAACATCCTCTGTCGCCTGGCGCAGCGTCGCGGTGTCGATCCGCGACATCGCTATGGAGCCTTCCTCGCCGAAAAGCTGGCCCGCGACGGCGGCGCGTTCTGCGGCGGGCACGAAACTTTCGATTGCCGCGTTGATCGCGCCCACACGTTGGTCAAGCGGCAGGGCGATCAGCTCGGTGGCCGAGAGCCCGAGCCGATCCAGCGCGTCGGCAGCAGGTCCGGTCCCGGCGGCCGCCTGGCTGAGCCGTCGAGTCAGATCCTTGGTCGCCTGCTCGATGCCCGACATGGAAACACCGGCCAGCTCGCCAGCACGCTCGAGGGTCTGGATCGAAGCGACCGTCGTGCCAAGCGATTGCGCCAGCTTCGCCTGCGCATCCACCGTTTGAAGCCCCGAGCGGACCATGGCCACGCCAGCAGCCGCAGCGGCGGCAACCGCAGCAGCAGCCGCGATCTGGACGCGTCGCGAGAATGCCGCCAGCTGCGTATTTGCTGCCTCCATCTCGCGGCTGAGCCGTCCGAAGCCGCGCGATCCAGCTTCGCCGACACCTTCCAGTTCGGCGCGCACCTGCCGGCCGCCCACGGCCGCGAGGCGGACGGAGACGCGTTTCTCAGCCATTCGAATGATCCATCTGTTCGTTGAGTTTTGCGACCATCACCGCTTCGATGACGGGCAGCAGTTCGGCCATAGTGAGCTGTGGCACGCCGAGCGCCTCACCCAGCGCAAGCGCCGCCGACATGTCCCAGCCGACCACTGCCCCGGGAAGCACCCTAAGCTGTCCGCCGAGGCGACCGACCAGGTCCCAGACCTGCCAGCCTTCATAAGTGAGCGGCCGGTTCAGCCGCGTCGGGCAGTCTTCGCAGGCTTGCGCGCAGGCTTCGCAGTATCGCTCGCCCCCGCCGAAGGACCATTCGGCGAGAGCGCGGAGACGTTTTTTTCCTGCTCCAGCAGCAGGCCCTTCGAGACGTAGGTCAGCTGGAAGGCTTCGAAGATCGGCCAGACATCGAGCAGCGCGTCGATGGCCTCGGGGCTCGGGTCGATGGGCTTGCCGTCGGCATCGCCGATGCCGTCCCAGGCAAGCACAGCCCGTCGCGCCAGCGCTTTGGCGAAGGCGACGGCGCGCTCCTCGTCAGTGGCCTCGTCAGGCACAGCTTCCACGACCGGGTCGCTGCGCGTCGCCACCATCAGCGCGGTGGTCAGCGGCCGCAGCTGCACGCGAACGCCGGGCGCAAGGTCATGCCAGCGCGGGGCGTTGGTCAAATCGAGCGCGAGCATCAATACGTCTCCACATCGTTCACGAGGGTGGCGGTGCACATCCGCCCGACCGTGCTGTCTCGCGCGGCCTGCCAGTCGAAGGTGGCCTGAACGCCCTGCGGCCCGGAAATTTCGATCCGTGGGCGCGGCAGGTAGACGGCGTGCACGGTGAAGGTGAAACTCTCGCCAGAGGGCAGCACATAGGCGAACTCAAGCTCGCAGGGATCGCCGTTGATCGCCTGTGTCACCAGCGTTTGGTCGGCGAAGCGGACCTCGATGGAGCCGGTCAGCGCGGCGATGGAGGGGTCTGCCCCGTCGATCCGGCCGTCCGAGCGGATGGTCTCGATGCGGTCGAGGTTGTTGGCATAGGTGATGTCAGCCGAAACGACGTTGCCGAGGGCGGTCCCGTTTCGGGTAATCGCCCCGTTGAAATGGCCGAAGCGCTGCAATTCCAGCGCGGCGGGCGTGCCCGCGTTGGTGGTCGTACCGACCGTCTCGCCCTGCGCTACTAGCCGCGCCGTCGCGGTCAACAGTCCCGACCGCTGCAACTGCCAAGTGATCTGGTCAAGCACACATCCGGAATACATCGCGTAGCGCGGCACCTCGGGCATGCCCGTCTCGATGGACATGCTGGGCAGCGTCCACGCACCCGACTGGAATTCATGGGTCCACGGGCCGGTGCCGGACGTCGTTGGATCGCCAAAAGCCGCCTTTAGCCAGAACCCGAAGGCCTCGGCGTCAAGCGGTACGACGACATCGCCATCGGCCGTCACCGCGTCCTTGATCGGCGCTAGCGGATCCCGGCCGTAGCCCAGCAGTTCGGAATTGAGCAGCGGCTGCTCGGCGCCCAGCGAGGTGCTGGCAAAGGGCATCTTGGTGAAACCGCCCACCGGCGGTGTTCCATAGGTCGTCTCGAACGCAAGCGCCATCTGCGCCCGCGCCCCCTGGGCTCGTGCCATTGTGTTCTCCTCGGGTTGTCGGGATCAGCCGAGCGGATCGGCCATGGAATAATGCAGCACCACCGGAATGACCGCCGCCCTCAGGCTGGCCGCGCCCTCGACCGGAAGATCGACGGGGCGCGGCGCTTCCGCCTCGACCCAGTCGCAGAGCCCGCCCAGCGTGCGATCGGCGGCGAGAGCCGAGCCGATGCTGGCGGTGAGCGTGTCGAATGCGACGTCACGGTCGACGCCCTGTACGACCGCCTCGAACTCGGCGCGGTGCTGGTAATGGTAGCGTAGCGGCGAGAGTGTCACCTCGGGCTCGCCCGGTTCGCCGTCGCGCAGGATCAGCAGGCCATCAGTCGGCACGCGCTCGGGCAGCACGTCGCCGCGCAGGACCGTGGCGGGCAGCGCCGAGAGCCGCGCGTGCAGCGCGGCGAGGATGGTTTCGCGTAGGGTGGGCATGATGCGCCTTGTGGCTTAAGTTGCGGTCTCGGCCTGATCGGCAGGTCGGTCACCGTTTTCCTGTCAAGCACAAATCTTGACATGTACGGCGTTATACCGTACATAACGCGGCAAAGGAGACCAATCATGTTTGCCATGCCAGCAGCGACACCCACAGCGGGCAAGATGGAAGCGCGCAAGGAATTGCGCCTGCATCGCGCCGATGAAGAGCGGATCAAGGCCGCTGCGGCTGCGACCGGTCTGCAGGAAGCCGACTTTATCCGTCAGGCTGCCCTTCTGCGTGCGCAGGAGGTGGAGCAGCGCATGTCACTCTCCATCCTGCCTACCGACGCCTTCGAGGCATTCCAAGCCGCTATCGAGGCCCCGGGCAAAGTGGTGCCCGGTCTGGCGCGCGCGGCCGAAGCGTCGAAAGGCCTCCTCAAGGATGCCGACTGAAACCACGGCGGAGCCCCCCGCCCTGACCATCGCCAAATTCGACAAGGCGCTGCACGACCGCAGCGCCTTTTCTTGCGGTTTCGGGCCAATCGACAATTTCCTGAAATCCTCGCTCTCAGGCCAGATCAAGGCCGACATGGTGACCGCGTGGATTGCCACCGCCGAGGGTGATCAGGCCGTTCTGGGGTTCTACACTCTGGGAGCCATGGCGGTCCGAGCCAACCTCGGCCCATCGAGGTGGCAGCGCGCCGGTGTATCGGATATCCCGGTGATCTACGTCCGCGCCGTCGCGGTGCGAACCGACATGCAGGGAAAAGGCCTCGGTACCGCCCTCCTGGTGGACGCCATGAAACGCTGCCTCGGCATCGCTGACCAATTGGGCGCGGCGGCCATCGTTCTCGACGTGCTCGAAGACGAGCATTTCGAGCGCCGCTGGACGTTCTATGCCGATCTCGGCTTCCAGCCACTGGACGACCCTGACAACCCGCACCGTGTCTTCATCCCGATGGCGGATGTCCGGGCGACCCTCGGCTGATCCGACCAGCACGATCACAATCTCACCTCCACCCAGTTCGCCACAATCAACCCCGGAACACTATCGAGCGCACGCCCTGCGTCTCTGTTGAGGTTCAGCCGCTTTGGCAATTTCACCTGCGGCACCAGCAGAAAGATCGGCGCGGTGACCTTGCCGCGTCCGGTCTTTGAGCGCGACACCACCGCCTGGCCCTTCGTATTCAGCCGCCCCTCGGCCACCAGCAGGCTCGGCCCCGTCCGGCGATAGACGAAGCGCAGACGCAAGCCGCGGCGGCGTTCCCATTCGCCCGGGGTGATCTTGCCGCCCCTGAAGCCCTTTCCGGCGGCAGGCAGCGGGATCGCGAGCCAGAACCCGTCCTTCGAGCGGATCAGCGGCCCGGTGTCATGCGCGCCGACGATGACCGGGGCCTTGGACCAGACCAGCGCCGCTGCATCGAGGCTTTCGCCCGACCTCGGGAAGGTCTGGTTGCGGATCGAATTGGAAAGCCTTCGCCCGAGCCCCGCACCTGTGATCTGCGTGCGCCAGGCAGTCTTGAGCCCGCTCCCGGCCTCGCGCATGGCAGCGGTCACCGCACGTTCGCCCGCCGCGACCTCGGCGGCCATCATGGCCACGATGTCGGGATCGATGTCGAGCTTGAGCTTCATGCCGGACGCAGATCCACGGTCCAGACCAGCCGCTCGCGATCCCGCACCGGCTCACCCTGAATGAGGAAGGCTTCACCATCGATTTCCAAGCGGTCGCCCGGACGCGGTGCCGTGATCTCCGCGACGCGCAGATCTACCCGGGTCGTTACCGACCAGAGCCGGGCATCGCCGAAGTCTGTGATGGCATCTGCCTGCCGTGAGACGACGCGCACCAACACGGGCGCGCCGCCATCGGCGATGTAAACCGCCTCTCGCCCGATATTGGGATCGGCGAACAGCGCGTCAACGATGGCGGCAAACGCCGTCATCAGAACGAGGCGTTCAGGCGCACGCGACCGATGGTGTCACCAGCTCCGCCAGCAACAGCTTCGGTCGCCACGCCGATCAACGTGTTGGATGTGGCCACGCTCGTCGTGCGCTTGTTGGTGTCGTCCCAATAGACCTTGGCGCCGACCGTCCAGGCCTGCGAGCCGACCTTGGTGAGGTCGAATACGCCGGTCAGGGCTGCCTCTACGGGATCGTTCAGGGCTGCGTCCCCGGATGCGATGCCGAAGATGGAGCCAACGAGCAGGCCGTCGCCGGAGGTCACGGCATAGGGTGCGGTCAGGGTGATGGTATTGCCGGGCTGGACGTAGTTTTTCATGTTGGGGATCCTTGTGGAAAGACGAAGGGCGGCCCGTGAGGACCGCCCGCATGGCAGGGTTCAGCATGGGTTGAGGGTTACGCGCCCGGATTTTTGTAAAGCCCACGCCAGTCGATGGCCTTGGCACCGAAGTCGAGGCGGCACTTGATCTCGACGCCGTCGACATCGAAACCGTTGCGGGTCTCGATATAGGCGCCCTGCTGACCCTCGAGATAGGCGTACTCGATAGTGTCGATCTGGTTCGGGCTGGCCGCCAGATACCAGGCGGTCTCGCTCGCGGCGTCGAGCCGGGGTTCACTGATCGGCGCGAGCGTGCGGATCGACTGCGGCACGACGCTGGAGGTCGCGGCAGGCACGAGATTCTGTGCGACCAGCTGCTCGGCCTTCAGCTCCAGCGAGGCCGGCACAATCAGGAAGGCGGGCCGGACGTTCAGCACCGTCTTCTTGTCGAGGCCTGTCTGCTTGGCCATGGCGGCGCGGGCCGCACCAACCGACTCGACCGCCAGCGCCGCGCCGGTGCCCGCGAGGTTCTTGTGGGTGGTGTGGAACAGCGCGTTGCCGTCGGCCATCGCCGGGTTGGCGGTGATGATGCCCCAGACCACATCCGATTCCAGCTGGGCGATGGAGTTGCCGTACATCGCCGGGATCCGGGTGAAGGCGTCGAGATCGTCGTTGATAAGCGTCTGGCGGGTGATCGCGACCACCCGGCCATAGGTCTTGACCTTGTAGCTCTCCTTACTCTCGCCGAGCGTGCCGCGCTTGAACTCGCCGCTCTCGCCGACCTCCAGCAGCTGCGGGGCTTCGCCGAGCTGAACGCGGTGCATGGCCTTGAAGTCGGTGGCCAGCACTTGGCGGCAGAACAGCATGAACGTCCGGGGATAGGCGTCATAGGCCTGCCGCAGGGTCTTGTTGGTGACGGCCGACAGGATCTCGGGGAAGTCGGACGTCGAATGTAGCGCCCGCGTTGCCACCTCGTCGCGCGACAGGCCGCGCGTATTGACACCGGCATTGCCGAGGCTTTCGCGGGCCAGTTCCATGAGCGTCATGCCGCGATACTGGCGGGCGGCGTCCTCGAGCTGGAACAGCGTCGGACTGTAGCGGTGCAGCAGCGCGTTTGCGACGGCGTCGCGGCGGGTGACCTGTTCATCGCGGCCGCCCAGCGGGATCGACACCTGGCTGAAGGTGCGGGATTCTTCGGACTTGGCGGCAACCTGATCGAGGATCAGGCGACGCGCCTCATCGACGTCGGTGCCACGTTTCACCAGGTCCTCGGCGAAGCTGCGCTCGAGGTTCAGGCGACCTGCCAGATCGTAGATCGTGGAAACGCGGTCGCGCTCAGTTTCGCGGGCGCGGGTCGCGACCGCTTCGGTGTCGGGTGCTGCGGCAGTGTCAGTCTTCTTCGATTGTGGCTGCGCGCGGGTCTCAACGGCAGCTGCAATCGGTTCAGTCGCAGCCGGTTTCGGTTCGGTCATTGTGGTGTCCTCAGTCGCGACTGTGTCGCTGGGCTGGTCTTTGGCCTCTGCGGCCGGGGCGTTGGGTTTGTCCGTCATCGGGATGGCTCCTGTTTGGGTGGGTGAGACGTCCCGGCGATGGAGGACGCAGTCGTGAAGTGGGGATTGGGCGCGGAACCCCGCGGCAGGGTCCGCGCCAACGGGCACGGCGGAGACCTCGAAGGGCGTCCAGTCCACCGCGCGCCAAAGCTCGCGGGCCGCTTCGGGTTTCGAGACCTCGAAGCGGTGAACCTGGTAGCCGATGGAGACAGCCCGGATGTGACCGGCCTGGATATCGCGCCAGATCGGCTCGACATCGGCGCGCTCGCTGATCCGGACTTGCGCGATGCCGCGGCCCTTTTCGATGCGCGCCGAGCCCGGCACGACCGAGCCGATCACGGCATCGAGCGTGTCGACCTCGTGCACCTTCAGAAACGGCGCGCCCGCATTCAGACGGTCGAGCCGCACATGGTCCGGATCGAGGCTCAGTTCTTCGTCGTAGGGCTCCCCGAACAGCGTCGACCGGCGGACCCGCGCCCCCGCCGACCAGATCACCTCGACGGTCCGGGCGTCAGTATCGGCTGAGTTTGGCGCAAGCTCCGCCGACCGGCGCAGGGCCGGTAGTTCGATCATGGTGTCCATGTGGGTCAGTCCTGTTGGTCGGGGTCGGCCTGCGCCACGCCCGTTTCGGGATCGTCAGCCGGATCGCTCCCCAGTTCATTAGCTGGGTCGTTGCCCAGATCGCTGGTCTGCGCGCTGCCGGTCTTGGTGACGCGGCGCGGGTCGCTGTCGAGCACGAGACCGAGGGCATCGAGCTTGGCATTGGTAGCGGCGATTTCGGCCAGCACGGCGTCCGGGTTGCGGCCCTGTTTCGCGATCACCTCGGCCAGCGTCATGGTGCCCGAGCGGATCGAGAGCAGGTTGGCCATCGCGTCCTTCTGCGGATCGACCGCCTCGAACTTCGGCGGCGACCATTCGACCGGCACGTCCGGCGTCGGGATCTGCCCCGCCGCCCACGCGGCCTCAGTGAACCAGCGCCAGCTAGGGGCGCAGAACATCGGAATGAAAAGCTGCCACTGCACGGCGTCGATCTGGCGGCGGAACTCGACGAGGCCCGCCCGGATCGAAGAATAATTCACCTGACTGAGGTCGCCGGTCAGCAGCTCGTAGGGCACCCGGAACCCGGCCGAGATCGTGTGCAGGCTGGCCCGCTTGTATTCGCCATAGCCGCCGGTGGCCGACGGCTGGTTGAACCGGATGTCCTTACCGCCCCGCGCATAGGCGATCAGCCCCGGCTCGAACTGCTCGACCCGGTTGCCGTCGGCGTCGACCACGGAGGGCGCGATACCCTGCTGCGCCTCATCATCTCCAAAGACGATGGCGGTGACGCAAGCCTCGGTCTTCTTGCGGACCAGTTCGGCCACCTCGTAGTCGTCGAGATCGCGCAAGCTGCGGATGACTGGCGCGCCCCAGGGAACGCCGCGTGCCTGCGTGCGCTGTTTCTCATAAACATGGGCGATCTCAGTCGCCGGGATTGGGCGGCTCTGCAGGCCGTTCTGAAATGCGCCATAAGCGTCACCGGGGTGTTCGGCGTGTAGCCAATAGGCCCGGCGCTTGCCGACCGGGTCGAACTCGACCCCCTGGACGAGGCGACCAGCACCGACCGCGCCAGACTTCGTGGCATCCAGAAAGTCGGCCTCCAGCACCTGCACTTGCAGGGGAACAGGCAGGTCGTCGCTCGCGCGCCGCAGACGTCGGCGCACCAGAACCTCACCTGCCTCGACCATCTCGCGGCAGATCAGGGTTTGCAGCCCATAGAAGTCGAGTTGGCCGTCGGCATCGGCGGCGTCCGACCACCGTGCAAAGAGCGCATCGACCTTTCGGTCCAGCTTGTCGTTCCCGCTCGCCGCCCGCGGCATGATGCCCGCGCCGACAATGTTGTTCACCAGCACCGCCACGGCCTTCGCCGCATGCGGATTGTTCCGCACCAGATCGCGCATCCGATCGCGCAGAAGCGCCCCGGCCACGGCAACCTCGGTGTCAGCCGAGGTACCAGGCGCACGCCAACCATCGGTCCGTCGCCCTTTCGCGGCGCCGTCATAACCCCGCGTCAGGGTCTCAAACGCCTGCCGCGCCAGCAAACGACGGGCTGCCGTGCGCGGTGCCACCGAGGCAATCGCATGATCAAACCAGTTGGCCGACATCAGCGATCCCCACGCGAGAAACTCGCGAGCCCGGCGATCGGTAATGGCCGTGTCGTTCCGGCGATGGCCCGCTCGATGGTTCGGATTCGCGCCAGTAGATCCTCGGCCGATCCATAGTCGACGGATTTCCCATCATAGCTGACCCGGGTCGTCCCGCTAGCATAGGCCCGGCGCAGCGCCGAAAGCTCGGTTTCCGTCCAATCTGTCATCAAAACCATCCTCCACGCCGTCCGAGCCAGTCGGAGCGGCGTTTCCCCTGCGACGTCTGCGTTTGCCTGTTGATCTGCCCCGCGGAATCCGCAGAGGCGTCAGCGACCCCAAGCTGATCCTCGAGGTCACGCCATTTTTCGTCGGTCCAACGATCCGCGCCCGCGATCCAGGCAGCGGCTCGCGCATAGACGCGGCAGTCCAGCGCCTCGTTGCGTTCACGCAGCTTCTGCCATTCCAGCCGGGCAAAGCCGCGCTTCGTACGCACGGTGACCAGCTGCTCGGCCACGAACTGCTTCAGCCATTCGTTTTCGACCCTATGCGGCAAATGCACCGTGCCGGGTGAGAACGCCGCACCATTGGCCATGTCCTCCTCGGTCGGTCGTTCCAGCCGCAGGAAGCGATAGGTCTCGGCCTTGAAGGTCGACACCGCCACGGTCCAGAGCCGGGCCCCGCGGCGCAGACGTTTGCCGCCCTCGGTCGCGTCCACATAAGTCGGCCCCGACACCGGGCTTGCCCGGTTGAACCCTTCCACGCCCTTTACTGGCGATACCTGTGCGAACCCTTGAGCCCGCGACCAACCGTAAACCGCCGGGGCCTCGTAGCCGGTATCGATAGCAAGCCGCGCGATCTTCAAATGCGCGCCGCGCTCGTGCGGCCACGTTCGACCGAGCAGGTCGGTCAACTCGCCCCAAGCCTCATGCCGGTCGGGCCCGCCCTCGATCACGATGTGATCGACGAGCCAGCTTTCCAGCCCTCGTCCCCAGGCCCAGACATCGACCTCGATCCGGTCCTTCTGCACGTCGGCCCCGGCCGTCAGGAACAACCCGCCCGCCGGGACAATGCCCGGTTTCCAACGTTCTCGCTGGTCGTAGAGCCGCTGCCAGTCAGGGGCTTCGCCGGTCTCGACCCATGTCTCGCCGAGGATCGTGTTCCGGAACGCCTTGATCGCCTCGTCCGACCCCTGCGCCGCATCCCACGCCCGCACGATCCGCTCCCAGCTGAGCCAGCCGATGGGCGAATAGAGCGCCGAGAGGTGGTACCCAACCGTATTGGGATCAGACGCCGTGGCGGTCGCCCGCCATTCGCCCGCTTCCAGCATGGCCGTCTTGTGGTGTTCCGCGATGGGCGTGTCGCAGCCCTCGCAGTGATATTCCGCTGACTCTGGCTGTCCCTTCTCCCAGCGCAGACGGTCGAACTTCAGCCACTGCATCGCGCCGCAATGCGGACATGGCACGAAGAACCGACGCTGATCGGAAGCTTCAAACTCCCGCTCGATCCGGCTCAGCCCCCGGATCGTCGGCGTCGAGACGAGGAAGACCTTTCGCCGATGCGCGAAGGTCAGCGACCGCGCTTCGGCCAGCGTCACCGGGTCGCCTTCCTCGTCGGCCGAGGCCGGATAGGCATCGACCTCGTCCAGAAAGATGTAGCGCGCCGGGGTGGAGCGCAGCCCGACCGCCGAGTTCGCGCCGGTCATGATCAGGATGCCACCGGCGAATTCCTTCGACAGCATGGTGTTGCCCGCATCGCGCGACCGGGCCGGTTTGACCCGTTCGCGTAGTTCAGGGCTTTCGTCGATCAGCGGGTCGATCCGCTGCCGCGAATTCCGTTTCGCCAGTTCCACGGTCGGCTGGACCGCCAGCATCGGCCCCGGCGCCTGGTGGATCGCGAAGCCGATCCAGTTGTTGCCTGCCTCGGTCGCGCCGACCTGCGCGGCCTTCATGAACACGATCCGCTGCGTGGGATCGCCGGGCGACAGCCGATCCATGATCTCGCCCATGTAGGGCGTCCTCGCCGTGCGATACCGGCCCGGTTCGGCCGATGCGCGGCCGGACAGCATCCGGTGCCGATCGGCCCATTCGGACACGGTCAGATCCGGATCCGGCGCGAGGCCCGCGCCCCAGGCGCGCAAGATTTCCACCGCACCGTCGAAGTCGTCTTCACCGGAGATCGGGTTTGACCTCGGCAAGATCGTCGAGTTGGGCACGGACATGTTTCTCCAGAACCTTCTGCATTGCTGCTGGCTCGACGCCCAGATCGGCCGCCATCAGCGCCGCCGCTCGCGACGGCCAGTTGACCCAGACGTCGCGCTCCTGCCGCGCCAGCCGAAACACCAGCGACAGCGCGCGGGCCCGGTCGATCAACTCGCCCTTCAGTTTTTGCAGTCGCAGGCGGCGCTCTTGTGCCTTGAGCACTTCATTGGCCGTCTTGGCCTGCAGGAAGGTCGTGCCGCCGCCCACCGGCGGTGCGGCCAGTCCCTGTTCGCGCAGGGTTTCGCCCACGGCAGAGACCGCAGCTTCCGAGACGGGTTTGAGCCTCGCCGTCGGCGCTTTGCGGGTTTTCGACGGGTCGGTCGCCTGCGCACGCAGCGCATCACTGGCCTCCGCGTCGATGCTGCCGTCGCTGTGCAGAACCAGCCGTCCCGTGGTCTTGGCCTTCTGCACCGCCCCGCGTGAGAGGCCGATGCGGGCGGCGTATTGGCGCTCGCTCAGGCCCTCCATGACGAACTCCGATTATCATTCAAAATCATGAGCTTATGTAGTTGATAAGCCTCCGCACCAGAGCGAGCGTGGTCTCACGAAAACGATGCAACTCACCTCGGAGCCGCCAAGATGACCCGCCTGAACCCCCAGACAACGCCCCGCCACCAACTGCGCGCCGAGAAGGCTGCGCGGAACAAGGAAGCAGCGCTCAACGCCTTCATCGGCAAGAAGGCCGAGATCGACGAGGCGCTGGCCCGACTTCAAAGCCTCAGCGACGACCACTTCAACTGCCACCCCGACGAGGTGAATTGGGCGATGGTCGGTGCCCTCGAACACTACGCCAGCCTCCTGAAGCGCATCACCGACAGCGCCTTCGGCGAAGGCGAACACGCGGAGTGAGCCCGATGAACAGCACCCTTGCAGAGCGTTACAACCTCGAGGCCAACCGCCTGATGCCGCACATGGCAGGCGACCTTCAGGTCGACCCAACCATCAACACCGCGAGCGAGATCGACGAGATCGTGTTTCGCCGCAGCGAATATCTCGGCGGCATGGCGGCCGTCCTGCTCGCCCTGATCGCGCGCGACAACTGAGCCATCGCGCGTCGGTCCCGGCCCGCCCAAGCGGCGGGCTCGCCTCGGTAGAAGCCACGCATTCCGCGCGGCTCAAAACCCGGAGGCAAACATGACCAAACTCACCGACACCCAAGCCATCATTCTCAGCGCCGCAGCCCAACGTGGCGGCCATATCGCCTTGCCGCTACCCGACAGCCTGCGCGGCGGGGCCGCCGCAAAAGTGGTCGGCGCGATGCTTGCAAAAGGCTTCCTCGAAGAGGTCGATGCCAACATGCGCAAAGGCGAGCCCGTCTGGCGCGAGACCGGCGACGGTCACGGCGTCACGCTGGTCGCCACCGACACAGGCCTCGCCGCAATCGGCATTGAGCCTAACAGCGCGGAGACCACTCCGACTGAGGACTCCGCACCCAAGATGCGCGCACCGCGCGAGGGTACGAAGCAGGCCAAGCTGATCGCCATGCTGCGCGCCGAGAGTGGCGCGACCATCGAGGAAATCGTAGCGGTACTCGATTGGCAAGCTCACACTGCGAGAGGGGCAATGTCCGGCGCGCTGAAAAAGAAGCTCGGCCTGACGATCACCTCGGAAAAGGTTGACGGACGAGGCCGCGTCTACGCTATCCGCGACTGACGCACACGGTCCAACACACAGATGACCGCCGTCCCATAGGGGCGGCGGTTTCTCACTTGGCGTATCGCATTCGGATGGCTTCGAAAAATCGCCGAAGGGCGAAGGACCGCGATATCGATACCACGGTGAAGATCGCGCCCATTTTCAGGTTCTGCGCCAGTGTCGTGTGCAGCCCGAACACCGGGAAGATCAGGATCTGGGTGGCGACCGCGACGCCGTAGCCGACGGCAACGTTGGCGACGGACTCGATCAGCGACATGAGC